AGATGGAGATTCAGGAGGCGTTTGGTGACCAGCTGTCCGTCCAGTTCATCGACTTGTTTTATAACAAGACTGAGGATCTGCAGGGCGGTATCCTTGACCTGTATGACGCGATGGGCAGCGGCATTGGCGTAACACAGGATATGGCCACCGCAATCAACAGCATGGAGCCTGCGCAGTACGAGGTGCTGCAGCAAAAAATTCAAAACGTGAAGGAATCTATTGGAAACTCCCTATTACCGACCATTAATGATCTGCTGGACAAAGCAGCCACAATCATTGAGAAGGTTGGCGCATGGATTGAAAACCACCAGGAGCTTGTCAGTATTCTCGCGAAGGTAGTATTAACAATTGGTGGTGTACTTACTGTGGTTGGTACCTTCCTCGCAGTGGTCGGTACAGTCGGTACAATTGTCACCAAGGCGATTTCCGCCTTCTCCATGCTGAAAAGTGGCTTCGTTATTGTCAAAGCTGCACTTTCTCCGCTCATTGGTACAGTCTGGAGCTTCACGGCGGCACTGCTCGCAAATCCTATCACATGGATTGTCATAGGCATTGTTGCCCTCGTCGCCGCAATCGTTTTGCTATGGAATAAGTGTGAGTGGTTCCGTAATGGCATTACAGCTATTTTTAACGTGATTAAGAACGGTGCCATGGCAGTATTCAACTTTTTCAAGGGGATTTTCGAAGGGATCAAAAACCTGATCGGGAACACGCTTGGCAAGGTAAAAGGCGTAGTATCCGAGAAACTTAGCAGCATCAAATCCACCTACGAGGAGCACGGCGGCGGCATTAAGGGCGTCGCGGCAGTTGCCATGGAGGGCATAAAGAGCACCTTTGAGACGGGCTATAATGTGCTCAACAAGCTTACTGGGGGCAAGCTCTCAGCGATCAGGGACAAGTTTGCCCAAGGCATCCTGAACATGAAGACCGCCATTACGGATAAATTTAGTCAATTTAAGGAGTCCGGGAAAAAGCTGATCCAGACATTTACGGACGGCATCAAAGCGGCCATCAACGCTCCGGTCGAAGCGGTCAAGAGCGGCCTCCAGAAAATCCGCAACATGCTCCCGTTTTCGGACGCCAAGACCGGCCCGCTCTCCACGCTCACCCTCTCCGGCCAGCGCACCATGACCACATACGCACATGGGCTGACCCTAGCGGAAAACGCCCCGTCCGAGGCAGTGGAACACGGCCTGCGGCGCACGGAAATGACGCTGAAACGTGACCCGTTAAACTCATTCGTTAAAAGGGGTAAGGATCGCGGCAAGGATGATGACGAGGATTCAGAGACCTCCCGCAAGAGCATTGTCATTCAGAAGCTGCTCATTCATGTTACCCTTGATAAGCTAAAAGACATACCGAAGTTGCTTGCAATTGTTAATGAGATAGAGGCCGGAACGATTTCCAGTGGTGGAGACGTTGAGATGACCACCGCGTCGGAGCCGGTATAGGAAAATGGGGGGATAACCTATGATTTATGTAGAAGATGGTCTGATTAAACTAAACGGGGTTATCCTCCCCGGCCTGGTCAAAAACATTGAAGTGACGGAAACCGCGCAGATCGACGAGCAGGAGGTGGATGGCAGTGCGGCGAAGCCCAAGCAGGCCGTTGGCTATGAGGATGCGAAGATCAGCATTGAGCTGATCATAGACGACACAGAAGAAAAAACCAAATATGAAAACCTGTCCGCCATTCGGACATTGTTCCGCCAGCCGACCCAGTCAGTCCCCCAGCCAATACCCATTATCTGCGAGGACACCACCACTCACGGTATTGATAAAGTTTTATTCAAATCGCTGTCCCATAAAGCGGAAAACAAAAAAGAGCAATTGACGGTAACCATTGAGTTATATGAATATATTCCGTGTACAATTACCGTCACTAAATCCGCCAGCAAATCCTCCAGTAAATCAAGTTCGGCAAAGAGTAAAACATCTTCTTCTAGTTCGAGTAGCAACTCCTTGACGGCGGGGTATAAAAGCTATTTGGCAACAGGACGCGGCGCGTCTCCGGCATTATTAACCGTCGGAAACCCAACGTCAGCACTAACAAAAAAAGCGCAATCTATACTGAATAGTTAGCTGACAGGAGAGGCGGTCGACATGGAAGTAACGGAATTATTCTATCCTCAACTTGAAGTGCAACTAGGTGGGTACACCTGTAACCAAGGCGTTGAATTTGAGATTCATTCTGCGGCGGCATCCTACTTTGACTGGGCAAAAATACGGTTCACAGAGCAGTACCAGCCGGAGCTATCCATTGGTCGTAAAGACGATGCAGTTATTCGCCTGGGGTATGATAATACGCTCCTTGATATATTTGAGGGGTATGTCTGGAAGCCCTATGCAGCTGGGACAAATGCCGATGAGATTATCCTGAAGGACGCCATGCTTGCGCTGGAGGAGACTGTCATCAATAACACGTTTATGGATACCACGCCGCAGGAGATGATTTCGTACTTTCTGTCGCAGGCCGGAATATCCAATATACAACTCTCTGGGCAGCACTACCCCGAAAGACGGGTCATTCCAATTCGTAAAATGAACGTGATCCAGGCGATCAACACCGTGCATTCCGCATGGAACATAGTGCAGCCATTCTTTTTCGCCGGAGGAGTGTTCTACTGGGGAGCCGTCCCGAAGCAGGAGAAGGTCTATCAATTTGAATACGGGGTGAACATCCTGAACCTCCGGCGAGAATCGGGATGCTGGTTTATGGAAACGGTGTCTGCACCCTTTGTTCGGCACTCCGACAGTATTGTTGTGGTACACCCCAAGGTGAGCGGCACATTCAAAGTGATGGAGGTTGTATTTAAAACCAATGACGCGGGGTTTATCCGCACTGAAATCAAATTTTGAGGTGAGCGTATGGCAAGTATGGAGGCGTTTGTAACGACCATCATAAAAAAGGTTCTCGCGCAGGAGTATCCCCATACGGCGCTGCCCTCCATTGTCTATGCCAGTGTGGCCAGTGTTAGCGACAGGGGGACATATTATGAGTATACGCTTACCGTGCTTGACAGATTCGGCGAAGCCGATGGGGACTACCCACCGCTTCCCGGTGTTCGTGCCCGGGAAAGCTACGAGGCGGGTACTGCCGTTCTTGTCGCATTCCCGTATGGCGAGATATCGCCGCAAATCATTGGGGAGGTGATCCTGTGACCGGGCTGAACGATACCGACATCCGCCTTGATGATAACTGGCAGCTTACACAAGCAACAGACGGCGATGCTCCGGTATGCTCCGGTCTGGACTGCCTCTATCAGAATATTGTGCTGGAGGCAGTAACCCAAAAGGGCGACCTCTTTTATGACCTTGATTTTGGCTGGAGCCTGTACGACTTTATCCAATCTGAGGACGATGAGCTGACCCGGCTGGAGATGAGGCAACGCGTAAAGATTGGACTGGAGAAGCGGGGGGTGATCCTCCCTGAAAGTATAACAGTACAGATCATCTGCACGGATGATACCTTTCGGCTTTGTTGCAGATTCCAGTTTGCGGAGGAAGACGAGACCAGGGAATTGAATGTTATAATCAGCGCGGTCAGCGTGGAGGTGGTAGCAGATGATTGATGAAGCAATATTGGATGAAATTCTTCCTGTTCCCGATCTGATGGAGCTGAAGGATGAAACCATAGCGGAGCTGCAGGACGAGGGCTTTGTGATTACCAACTATCATTCGGGCGGGGTATTCTACACAATCATTATGATACTCCTCCGCATAAAAATTGAGCTGATGCAGCTGTGCCGCACCATCCTAAACAGTATGTTCGTTTCCCACGCGGCGGATGTATGGCTTGATCTGAAGGTCGCCGACTATTCCAAGCTCCGAAAGACCGCGCAGAAAACCAGGGGATATGTAACGGTCAGCCGCACCGACCCGGGGGAGGCAATTAAGATTCCGGTTGGCCAGGTGTTTAAAACGGAGAAGGATATCAATGGTGAGGAATTGCGGTTCTTCGCCTTGGAGGCCACAGTGCTTCAAAAGGATGCGCTGACGGTCGATGTGTTGGTAGAGGCAGAGATTGAGGGTACCCGCTACAACGTACCGCAGGGGCAGATTACCCGAAGCCTGACCTACCTGGATGGAGTCCAAATCAGCAACGGTGCCGACTGGATTACGCTGGAGGGGAGCGACACGGAGGACGATGCGTCTTTGCGTACCCGGGCAAATCGGTCATGGTCGGAGCTGGCCCAGCGCCCCATCGCCGATACCTACATCAACACCGCTGAAGCTGTAAGTGGCGTGTTGTTCGCCCAGGTAGATGATCAGCTCCCCCGTGGCCAGGGCACCCTTGATGTGATTGTCACAGGTACCGCTGGCGAGGCGACAGAGGCTCTGCTGGAGGCGGTACGCACCGAGATAGACAAAATCATCGGCCCATGGGATAACATTCTTGTGAAAAGCTCTGTTACGGTGGAGCAGCCTATCTCTGTCGTGGTGACAGTGTCATCCTCTACCGCTATAGAGGACATCGAAACCCGGGTCGCGGCGGTTCTGACGGATCTGCTTGCGGTACGCAAAGACCAGGCTCTCAATAAACTGGTACACTCCGATATCAACTATGCGATCCGGGACAAAATATCTGAGATAACGAACGTAAAAGTAATGTGTCCCACCGAGGATATTACGCTTGATATGGACAAGGTGATCATCCTCGGCGATGTGGACGTCACTGTACAGCGGGGGTAGGCCATGAAACCATTCAACGAATTCGGGAGCTATATGTTCTACCTATTGTTTGCCCCTTTAAAAAAGGGAAAACAGACGCTGAATCAGCTCTATATCTTCTTTCGAGTGGTGGGTCGGCACTTTGATGACGTAAAAACCGCGATCCTCCGTGTACGAGAAGAGGCGAACATAGTCAGCTGCAGCACGGCAATGCTCTCGGTACATGGGCAGGACAGAGCCATGACCCGCTTTGAAGGCGAAGCGTGGGAGCTGTACCGGACACGTCTTATGCGCAAGGGTGTTGTAGCGGCGCAGGCGGGTACCGCCCAGGGCGTGGTGGCACTTGTCAAATCGCTAGGTTACGAGAATGTCTACATTGAGCCTATGTACCTCACCGACCCGACCCGATGGTCAGAGGCCACTGTGTGGATCAGCGGCGGAAGTGTGGTCGTAGATGACCGCGACATCATCCAGCAGGAACTAAACCGCATAAAACCCGGTACCGGCCTGCTCCATCTGGCTCACGAGCAGATATATGGCGGCACGGTGTTTGTTGGTCTCAACACGCGGGTCTACAAGATTATTACTGTAAAGCAGGTGTAACCATGGCATTTACCGGAATGCATTTAACAGACAGCGGCGCGGCGGCGCAGGCCAAAACCACCGCCAATAAGCCGCTGCACTTTACACGGGTTGTCCTTGGAGACGGTGTCCTCGCGGCCACCGCCTCACTGGTCGCGCGGAAGGCAGTCATTGCCGAAAAAATGAGCATCCCCATAGAGGATATCCGAGTAAGCGGGAATATAGCAAGCGTCATTGTGCGGGTGAGCAACAGCGCGCTCGAAGAAGGCTTTTATTTCCGGGAGATGGCGCTCTGCTGTATCCACCCAGACACGCAGGAGGAAATAGCGTACTCCTACGACAACTGCCGCGAGGAAGGCGAATACATTGGGGACAAGAACAGCGCCGCGAAGGTTGACTTCTATCTCAGGCTGGAAACGGCGTTTACCTCTACTGAGATGACGCAGTTCCCTGAAAATCCAAATCCCGTATATATTTTGGTAGAGGAGTTCGAGGAGCGACTGCAGGACGTTATTGGCGCTTTGAATTTTGATGCGGCGGGAAGCGCGAAAGCGGTACAGGAAAATCTAAATACTCATGCCAATAATGCAAATATCCACGTCACGACAGAAGACAAGGAAAAGTGGGACAATGTTGATCTGAGCGGCTACGTCCCCAACAGTCGCACTATTAATGACAAAAAATTGACTGAAAATATAGAGCTAGCGGCGGCGGATGTGGGGGCGGCAGCGTCATCCCACAAGCACGAAGCGGATGATATCAGCGGCATCCTGACGGTTGCCAATGGCGGCACAGGCCTTGGAACGCTCACCAGCGGCTATCCCCTGTTCGGAGCGGGGACGGGCGCAATCACGCCCACCGCCCCGGCTACCGCGCGCCTTGCCCTTGGGGCTGGCGGTTACGGCACCTGTTCCACCGCGGCGGCCACCGCCGCAAAGGTGGGGACACTCTCTAGTTTTGTCCGGTTTACCGGTGTTGTGGTGGGCATTAAATTCACCTACGCCAATACAGCGACAAGCCCCACGCTGAACGTAAACGGAACCGGCGCGGCGTATATCTATGACTATTCTACCAGCACATATCCTGCGTCCGGCGCAATGCTGGCGGGTACTCATTTTTTCCAGTTCAACGGGACACAGTGGGTGCTGCTCAATCCTGCAAGCGCACAAATTGCAACGGGGAGCTATACCGGAACAGGCACGCATGGATCAAGCAATCCAAATTCATTGACGTTCCCCTTCACGCCAAAAATTGTATTTCTTTTTAGTCCGTCTGTTATAAGAGGTGACCTTTTTTATGGCGTTACAAGAGGCTTCGTTATAGACTACAGTAGCGGTAGTAGCTATGTCTACCCTACTTGGTCTAGTAGTTCGGTCTCTTGGTATCACCCTAGTTATCCATTGTACCAGCTCAATTATTCTGGATATGTGTATACTTGGGTAGCCATAGGATAGGAGGAAGACATGTCATTATATATCGAATTACAAGCACTGGAAAACGGTGCGCACCGCAATCAGCGGGGTGACGGTCTTCCCGCGCCGGATGGCTGGCTTGAAGTGCCGCCGGAGCTGGAGGAGGAAGCGTGGGGATACCTACCCTTCATTGTGCTTACTGTGGAAGACGGAGCAATTACCGCAGTGGCGCAGGGGGAAATTCCAGAGCAAGAAGCCTATAGCGAGCCTATCAGTGAAATCGCTCTACTTAAAGCCCAGGTCAACGCATTAATTGAGCAAAACTCTTTTCTCG